TCACAGAACTTCATTGAATCTCTTGCCAGAACTAACGCATTAGAAGTTTTGACAAAAGGTAGAATTAGTTTTGAAACTATGGAACTAATGTGTAGATTAAGTCCAGAGGATTTTATTCTAACTTCCAAACGTACTCAAGACCTTATTAGTTCAATTCAAGAACTGGTTATTAAAGGTGAAACTTTGAGCGACGAAATGGCGGGAGCATGAAAAAGTCTGTATTTTCTTCTACAAAATGGTCTATCAAAAAAAATAAATTAGCAGTTCTTACTCCAGCAAGAGATGTATTACACACAGCTCATGCCAACTGCCTTGTGGAAATGGTCAAATTGAACATGGCATCTGGCATAGAAACTTTTGTAATACATGAAACTAGCACAGTTTTGCTTACTCAAAGAGAACGTTTAGGTATAGAAGCATTAAACATTGGGGCAGAATATTGCCTTTGGCTTGATAGTGATATTGTTTTTCCTCCGGCAACAGCTCAACGATTATTAGCGCATAATGAAGATGTTGTAGCCTGTAATTATGTAAGAAGACAGTTTCCTCCGCAAGGGGTTGCCTACGAAACTATATGGGATTGGCAAAATCCTTTGCCCTTCGAACCTAGAAATAAACTTATGCCTGTGGAAGGTGTAGGCATGGGTTGCTTTCTAATGAAAACTGATATTCTTAATAAAATTCCTCAACCTTGGTTTGAATTTAGATTTTCTCCAGAAACTAACGACCATTTAGGCGAAGATATGATTTTCTGTCAAAAAATAGCCGAAGCTGGCTACACAGTTAAAATAGATACTCAACTTAGTATGGAACTAAGACATTTAGGTACATATGCCTTTGGCCCAGACTTGTTAAATTAAATCTAGCATTGTTTCTATCTTTGTTTTAATAATTTTATTATTGAAACTTACTTTTAATCCTTGATGTAATGGTTTAGGCCACGATTCATAATTACACCAGGCATATCCTACATGCTCTTTGTTCAATATAGGAATAAATTCTCTTTCAACTAACAATATATAAGTGTTATATTGAAAGTAATGGTCACTACTTGTAAACAATTCTAGAGGAATTATTTTTTTAATTGTTGGAGTTTTTCCAACTTCCTCTTGTATTTCTCTGTGTAAACCTTCTATTAATGTATTATCGGAAGGTTCCTTTTTGCCGCCTACAAGTCCCCAGGTTCCTGCTGTTTTACCTTGATTGCGCAGTAATAATAAAAACCTTTTTGTATCTTTAGAAACAAAAAGTCCTCCGCTACAGGTAATTTTTACAGTATTAACCTCCATAAACTTTTATCGTAAATTCCTTCAAAGCTCTTGCTCCAAGAGCCATCTTCCCATTTATATTGGACTCCTGTATAAGCATTAGTTATATAATTTACTGTCGTTGTTACTGCTGAATCGAATATAATATTCCACTGACTACCGTCCCATTCGATAATGTCATTGGCATGAGCTTGAAAATCACTACCGTCAGCATTTTTCCAAGCATCTGGTCCGTCATAGCCTACGCTGCCGAAAGAAGAATTAATATTGATATCTTCTAATATTAAAAACCTTGTACCCGACACTTTTAGACTGGGGTTATAGGTTTCTGGGTTGATAATTGCGTCCACTGTCCCTCTGCCTGATATTATTGTATTTGTTGGTATTGTATCAATATCAAAATTTAATAACATTTTTTTATCATCTAAAGGATCTAAACTTATGTAGGCTACTATTTCATTTCCGTCCGCTTTACTTAATCTTAGCTGACTCAACCCTGCTCTAAAAGAACCTGGATACATATCTAAGATTCTATACCAACTACTTTGATCTCCAGTTAACGACATCTCTACAAAACTTGTAGTGGCTGCATTGTTAGATACTAACGTGGCTTTATTATCTAAAACAAGTAGATCAAAGTCTCCCGGTGTTACCACTACCATTTCTTGATCAGTGCCCAGTGATGCTATTACAGCATCTACATCGCTATATTCTGATTGAATAGTTCCGGCAGTGTTAGGATAGATATTCGCCAATATTTTTGTTATAATGCCTAACCGTTTGACTTTAACAGGCGGAGTTACCCAAATTGGCGTTTCAAAAACTATTGTTAGAATATCTATATCTTGTTCAAGGCCTTGTGGTACAGACCTGCTAGTAAATGTTTGACTTTTTATAGTTAAAGTACTTAAACTAGTCCAATCTATATAATTATCTGTAGTTTGAAGTTCTAAACTAGGGTTGAATAACACGGCTATTTGTTCCCATAATTGTAACTTTTGATCTGTATTAGTTGTCCATATATCGGCGCTAAAATCAGCAAGGTATGGCACAGGCATTAATCGCTCAACTGTATAGTTTGATCCTTGTTGATTAACCTTATATTCACCTGTTTCTTCATCAAAGGCACGTTCTCTTACATGTATTTTACCGACAAAACTAGGATCTTGTACCCTAGCACGATCATACTGTAAATCCTTAATATAACAGGCAATAAATGGCGCACTAGGAATAGTGTTTTCTGTATTCTTTCTTAAAATTTGTGCTACCTGTCTGTTCATATCACCATATCTAACAGGTACTCTAGTCAATCTTCCAGCGGCATCCTTATAACTAAAATTGCTCATAATGCGAATGAACTGCGCAAGGTAGCGTTTTACCTGACCATCATAAAAATAATCCATTTAATTATCTGCCCTTGGTTTTAAAGCCTTGCTTAATGCTTGACGTTCTTGAACAACTTCACCTGCTATAGTAGAGGTGTTGTTATTATTAATAAAGCTGGCTTTTTGTGTTTGTCGTACTGTGGCACCAGCAAATGTTCCGCTTTCAACATCTTGATTGCCGAAGTTATTAAGAGTCATTCTAACATTATCTTCATATTTGATCCAACGTTTACCGTCAAACCTAAACAATCTATTAGGAAGGTAATCTGTCCTAAGGAAAAATTGACCTTGTACAGCATTGGTAGGAAACGTTATGCCAAACCCATAAGCACTGCCATTAGCAGGCATACCATCGCCTGTCAAATACCCTGCCTTAACGTATATGTTTTCCCTAGGAGTATGTAACACAACAGAGGCATCCTGAATAGCCTGTTCAACACTGGCGTCTATATCAGTTTGACTGCCTTCTGCTACATCTACTAAACCAGTGTCAGGAGTTGTAGGAATGACATAATAACTTGATACATCATAACCACTTAATGGAGCGTCTAAATCTGCCTGAGCAATTATTTGATCATTTATTTCAATACTCTTTTTATATTCACTTAACAGGTCACGGAGGCTACTACCATCTCCTGCTCCGCTATCGCCATCTAGAATTTGTTTGAATTCTTGGCTATCTACTAACGGAACACATTTACACCTTAAAAGATGGGGATACCAAGTTTGACTAAATCCATTTGTAGGTCTAGTTACGTCTTGTATAACATAAAATCTTCTAAGCGCAACAAGACTATCATCTAAGGCATATTCATCTTTTAGATGAGGCAGTTCAATAACATCCCCTGCCATTAATTTTCTCTGTATTTTATCAACACAATCTCGCAAATGGAAATGTAACAATATAGAATCATTTTGTAAAAACAGACCAAATTGACTGAGATTAAAATCCAAATCCTGCATGGTGTAGATGCCACGCATAACATACACATCAGATTCGTATTTTCTGTCTCTATTTTCCATAAAAATTAGATCTTGAATACCTAATTCTGGGATAGCATTTGTATTATTAGGAACAGCAGGACTCGATTCGCCTTCTAAAGGATCGACAGGGCCTATGTATTTGTGAACAAACACATCTGTTCCACCTACTTGAAATTGTTCGTTAATTACACGATCTAAAAAGCGGAAATCATGACCTTTTTCTGGACGATAAAGTGATAAGCGTGGCATTTTATACCGGAATGGCGTACTTAATAAACTTTACAGTATTATTAGTACTAACTCCTATTCCTTGTAATGTTAATGTCCCTCCGGCAATTGTTGCCGTAAAGGAAATTCTACTGCTTGCGCCAGTATAATTTTTATTAGCTACTGAAATGAAAGGCAAGGTTCCGTCATGAATGACGCTTACTTCGCAGGTTTCATATTGTGTGTTTATGT